ACAGCATATGTCTGACATTCGTAGAGATATGATTTTGTCACTCTTTTCCTCTTTTTGGGTTCTTTGGTTTGTTTAAGGGGTTTTACTTCTATTACATATGTTTTTAATTTACCAGTATTCTCTTTAACTTTGATGATAAAATCTGGAAAGTATCTACGGACTCTACCATCAGGAGCACGGTAAGGAATCCAAAATTCTTCACTTCCCCATTCTGTAATATTTTCATTTTGATCGCAATAATTACAAAATCGTCTTTCCCATGAACTACGACAAATGATGTTAGTTATATCACCTTTATATTTCTTTGGTTTCTTTGGTTTAAATATACTCTTAATACTTTCTGCCATATCTCTTATACATAATATATAAGGTCAAAAAGTATTTATAAAATGCCACGAGTAGCAAGAGTCTCAGACATTAAGGCTAATTTATTAAGACCAGCAACTACTTCTCACTTTGAAGTTGAGATTCCTATTATTGATGCGCTTTCTAAGTGGCGAGGTGTTGGTAAGCAAGATAAAATTCAATTGATGTGTTCAGAAGCAGTTCTTCCAGGATCCAATTTAGCAACATTTGAAATTAATAATGATAGAACAGGTGTAACAGAGAAACATGTTCATAGAAGAATATTTGATGATAGAATAGATTTAACTTTTTATGTGGATGCTGGATTATATCAACCAATTAAATTCTTTGAGCAGTGGATTTCTTATATCACTAATGACGGAGCTACTGATAATGAATTGCTGCAATCTAATTATGACTATAGAATAAAATATCCTGATAGTTATATGGCTTCTTCAGGATTAAAGGTTACGAAGTTTGAGAAAGATCATCAAAATCTGCTACAATATGAGTTTATTAGAGTATTTCCTTTAGCAATAAACTCTATGCCTGTTTCTTATGACACATCTTCATTATTAAAATGTACAGTATCCCTGAGTTACGTAAGATATATTTTAAAGAATTTGCATAAGACAGCAGCATATTCACAAACCACTCCCAGAGGACAAGCAAGATTTAATGCAGCAGGTTTAGTTGGTGGTATAGTTAATTCTGCTGTTGATAGATTGACGGGAAATGATCTTCTTGGAGATATTGCTGGTGGATTTGCTGAAGCAGCATTGGGTGATATTCCTTATGTTGCACCACCAGATCTAATGCCTCCTTTTCAAACTCCACCAAGACCTAGAATAAATCCTCCAGGTTAAGTTACTAAATAACAATACTGAAGTGCTAAAGTAAATTATGCCTTTACCAAAAATTGCGACTCCGACTTATGAGTTGGAGTTACCTTCGACAGGTAAATCTGTTAAATATAGACCATTTCTTGTAAAAGAAGAAAAGGTTCTTGTAATTGCTCTTGAGAGTGAAGATAATAAGCAAATTACAAATGCTATTAAAGCAGTTCTTAAGAGTTGCATTCTCTCTAAAGGAATTAAAGTAGAAGATCTTCCTACGTTTGATATTGAATACTTATTTTTAAATATTCGTGGTAAGTCTGTTGGAGAAGATTTGGAAGTTAATATTATTTGTCCTGATGATAATGAAACTCAGGTTCCAGTGACTATTAACCTTGATGATATTGAAGTTCAGAGAGATGATAATCACACCAACAAAATCAAAGTAGATGACTCTATTATGATGGAGATGAAGTATCCATCACTTGATCAATTTATTAAAAACAATTTTGATTTTAATGATAATATGATGGATCAATCATTTGATTTGATTGCAACTTGTATTGATAAGATCTATACTGAAGATGAGGTGTGGGCATCTGCTGATTGTACTAAGAAAGAAATGAAAGATTTCTTAGAACAAATGAATTCTAATCAATTCAAAGAGATTGAGTCATTTTTTGAGACCATGCCTAAATTATCTCATACTGTCAAGGTTACTAACCCCAAGACAAAGGTGAAAAGTGATGTGGTTTTGGAGGGTTTAGCGTCTTTTTTCGCATAGCCCTACTGCATATGAGTTTGGAGAGTTACTTTAAACTGAATTTTGCTTTGATGCAGTACCATAAATATAGCTTAACGGAGATTGAAAATATGATGCCTTGGGAACGAGACATCTATGTGGCTCTACTTCAACAGCATATTGAGGAAGAAAATTTAAAGCAACAGCAACAATCTAATGCCTAGTTCTATAAAACTTACTGATCCATTAGATATCCTTGTAGAGTATGGTTATCTTGATGAAGATAAACCTTACCATAAGGCACTGAATAATGCTGTCATGGATTTTGCAGAGAATCCAGATCTAGGTGGTGAATATAATAAAGATTATGTGATGCTTCTTCAAAATGAGGCAAAGAAAGAACTTAAATTAAGAAGAAGGAAAATAAATGTATCTAAGTTTTTTGGTAAAGATCAAACAACAGAAGCACCAGCAGCAGATACTACAGGAACTGGTTCTCTAGCAGTTAGAAAACAAACAATAGATCCATCAAAACTTGTATCTACACCTGATCCTGAAAAAACACAGGAAAGTCTTGCCATAGTAGTAAGAGGTATTGATTCTATTGTTGAAACTCTAAAGGCAGAGAAAAAACAGGATACGAAACATTTTTCTTTTTTAAGGAAAATGGTAGAAAGATTTAAAAGAAGAAGAGAAGAAAATAAATTAGAATTTCAAATATTTGATGGTTTAAAGAAAACAGCAACAGCTGCATTAGAACCAGTAAAGAGTGCATGGCAAAAATTATTAGAGTTTTTACAGAATGTTATTCTTGGTAGAGTTCTTTTTAAAATTTTGGAATGGATGGGTAATAAGGATAATCAAAGTAAATTAGAAAGTATTATTAAATTCTTTAAGGATTGGTGGCCGACTTTATTAGCAGCATATTTGTTATTTGGTAATTCCTTTGGTCGTATGGCGGTCAAGTTGGGTGTGATGGTAGGTAAGTTTGCCATTAAACTTGTATCTAAACTTATACCTAAACTTGTAGCAGGACTAGCAAAATTAAAAGCAGGTGCATTATTAAAAGGGGGTCTTGTTCTTGGCGGAGCTGCTCTTATTACTGGTGCTGTGTTGGGTGCTAAAGCTTTAGATGGAGATTTTGATCAAGATAAAGAACGCACAGATGAAGAAAAAGAAGCAGATAAAGAAAAGGTAGATAGTGCTATGGATATGGGCGTATTATCGATGAATGAAGGTGGAATAGTTCCTGTTTCTGTGACACAAGGAGACACTAATATTAGATCTGGCACTAATATGCACCAAACAGGGATGAATGATCCTTTAGGTGGTGGTAGATTTGGTCTTAATAAAGGTGGAACAGTTCCAGGAAGTGGTAATAAAGATACAGTTCCTGCGATGCTTACTCCTGGTGAGTTTGTGATGAGTAAGGGTGCAGTTCAGAAGTATGGTGCTAGTACACTTGCTGGAATGAATGCTGCTGCTGGTGGAACTAATAAACCAACATTAATGGGTGGATATAAAGAAGGTGGTTTTGCAAATATTACTAATACTATGACATCTTCTAGTTCTAATTCAGACGGTAATTTTAGTGTTGGAATAAATTATGTTGCGCCTGAAGAAGCAAAGGAGAGAGTTGCTGCAATGGGAATGCCATCTATGGAGTTAATGGATGGGACAGTTGTTCCAGATTTTGGTAAGATGGGTGGTGAGAAAGTAACTCAGGGACTTCAATTAACAAGAGATATAATGGTTCAGAATGAAGCACCACCTCAAAAGATTGCTCAAATAGATGAACTCATGGCCATGCCTGATGCTCAACCTGAGAGTATTGCAACTAAGATTAATCAAATAGTTCCAGGTTCAATGGAAAATACTATGATGAATGTGGGTGATAGTATAACTGCAAGCGCCAGAATGAATGGTGGTGGTCTAGTTCAATATTTCCAAGGTGGTGGTCAAGTTCAACGAGTGCAGATGGGTAGAGGTGCTGCAAAAAGAAGAATGGAAGCAAGTAAGATAAAACCAATAAAGAAAAAGAAAGTTACTGTTGCATATGCAGAAGAGAAGCAAAATATGGCAGATAAACCAAATACAGGAAAATCGGAACAAGAGATCCCTAGTTTTAATGTTACTGCCATGAGATCTCCTGAAAAGATAAAGGTATTGGGGATTAGTGTATAATGGCAATAACCGCAAATAAACTTTTAGGGAAGAAAGAAAAAGGTGGAGCACTTGCGGTACGTCCCACTACTTCTTTAGTATCATATAAAGGTCTTGAGTCTTCTGATACTAAAAAATCTGAGAGTGCTGATTTAGGGAAAACTCTTTTTACTATTCAGAAAAAGATAATATTGGTTGATGACCTTCTGAAGGGAACTTTTGCTGAGAAGAAAAAAAGACAGAAGGATGAGGTAAAGCAAAAAGAGGATGAGGAAAGAGCAAAACAGGAGAAAGAAAAAGAAAAAGATAAACCAGATACTGGTGATGAAGAAGATAATAAACTTGTAATGCCCAGGCTTAGTTTTTTAGATGGAATAAAAAACTTTATTAGTGATGTTCTTGTTGGGTGGTTGACTTTTAACTTAATTAAGTTTTTACCACAGATAATGAAGGTCTTAAAGATTTTAGGACCAATTGCTGATTTTCTTCTTTTTATTGGTGGTAAGTTACTTGATGGATTAGTAACTTTAATTGATTGGGGTTATAAAGCAGTTGAGGGAACTAGGGGATTTATAGAAAATATATTTGGTGAAGATGGAGCAAAAGCATTTGATAATATTGTAGGACATTTAAATAAACTTTTTAATGTTATTGCTTCTGTTGCATTAGGTGTTCTTGCTGTTGGTAATCAAGCTAATAAACAAAAGCAAAAAGAGATAAAAAACAGAACCAAAAAGAAACCAAAATTAAAAGAAAGATACGAACGTCGTCAAAAATTTAAACAACAACAAAAAAGAATAAAAAGAAAAAAATTCTTTAAGAAGAGAACTCCAAAAGCACTTCGTAAGACTATTCAACGTGGAAAAATAACTGCGAAGAAATTTACTAGAAGTCTGAAGAAAACTCCACAAAAATTAACTAAGAACATTAGTAAAAATCTTAGTAAGACAACTAAATCAGTTAGTAAAAACCTTAGTAAAAACCTTACTAAGACAACTCAAACAGTTGGTAAGAATGTTACTAAGGCAACTAAAGCAGTTAGTAAGACAACTCAAGCAGTTGGTAAAAATATTAGTAAGGTAAGTGGTAAGATAAGTCAATCTGCTGGTAAAATTGTCACCCGATTAGGGATGAAAATGAATACTGGGATGGTTCAGAGTATGAAAGGACTATCTAAGATGGCAAAGGGTGTGAGAATACCTGTTGTTGGTCCTATAATTGCTGCACTAACTTCTTATCTTGCTGATGGTAAATGGGATAAGGCATTGTTTATTGGTCTAGGAACTGCATTAGGTGAAATGCTTGGAACGGCAATTCCAATTCCTGTAATAGGTACTTTGTTAGGTGGAGCAATTGGTTATTATATTGGAGATTTATTATATACTTTATTCAGAGGTGGAGGAGCAGGAGCAGTTCTTAAAAAATTGTCAGATGATATAAAGAAAGTTTTAAATGTAGGTGCAGCAGTTGCTAAATGGACGAAAAAAGGATTTTCTAGGTTCTATAAAGGAATACCTAAACTCTTTATACCAGATTTACCAAAAGATCCTCCTAAATGGATACCTTCATGGGTTCCTAGAAAGAAATTCTTCTGGGGTTTAGCAAGGGCAGGAATCAAGGCAATGCTTGGTCCTTTAAATCTTTTATTGAATAGAAAAATACCAATTCTTCCTTGGTTAATGAATCCTTTTAATACCACACCATTATTAATTAAATCATTCTTTTCAAGGGATGATATAAGTGAAAAAATTCATAATCCATTGCAAGCAGCAGCTAATTGGGTAGGATCCAAGATGGGAGATAAAAAGAAAGAAGAGAAGAAAAAGAAGGATAAGGAGAAGGAGAATAAAAAAATTACTAAAATAGAAATAAAGAGAGAAAGTAAATACTCTATGCTTCAATCAGGAGAAAGAAGTAAAATAGAACAAGCTTTATATGAAATGCGACTTAGTGCTAGTAAAGGTAGTGGAGAAGCATTTAATGATTGGGTTGGTAATCCAAAGTATGAGAAAGACGTTGATTTGATTATGAAACATGGATTGCAAAAGGTAGAGATTGATAGAGGACGGGTGAAGCTTCAGGGTAATACTGAAAATATTATTCCATTAGATGTAAATTCTGTTGCTAAGAAAACAAATGATATTTCAACTTATGATGAGGAGGAAGAAACAGTCGTTATTAAACCTGGATCTGAAACTGGAGGTGATGTTGTTTCAGAAACAGAAAATAACGAGTCATTAACACCAATTATTGTTGGTGGTGGAGGTGGTAGTAGGGAGATTGATGAAGCACTTTATAAAAGTGGTTAAATAGATATGGGAGGAAATAACTAATGTCATTTGCAGGATTAACTCAATCAGATAAGAAATTGTTTAAGAAACAGGTAAGATCTTCTGCGCCTGCTCTTTTACAGACGATAGATGTTATTTCTAATGAAAATAAAAATTCTACTGTAAGTTTAATAAGTGGAACAGTTCGTGTATTATATTATGAGAGTATTTTACAAGATACGGTGAGAGCATCTGTAGTTTTTAGTGATGCTGGTAATACTATGACAAGAACAGTTAAGACAGGGAAGGGGCAGGGTAATAAATCAAGATCAAGAAAGGATAAGAAGAAAATAAGTGCTGTTGAAGGTTTGCCTATAGTTGGTGAAGAGCAAGTAAATTTAAAGTTTACTGATAATAATGATAATACAATAAAGTTTGGTAATGACAATAGTTTATACATCAATTCAATTACTCCTATTCCTACTGACTCACAAACAACAGGTAAAGCATATGAGTTAGACTTAGTATCTAAAGGGTTTATTGATAATGAAAAAGAGAGAGTGAGATATTGTTCTGCTGATCAAATATCTGAACAGGTAAAAAAAATATTTAATGAAGTTCTAAAAACTGAAAATAAGTTAGATATTGAAGATACTAAAAATCCTATTCAATATATTGGTAAAAATAGAAAGCCATTTTATGTATTGAATGATTTATCTAAAAAAGCAGTAGCATCAGGAAGTCAAGAACTTGGTATTAGTGCTGGATATTTTTTCTTTGAGACCTCTGAGGGATATAAATTTAAATCTATTGATACATTATTATCTGGTGTCAAAAAGAAATCAATTATCTATAATGAAACTCCAGATACTATGGGAATGCCATCTGAGTATGATATAAAAGCACTTACATTAGATACTGACAATCGTGTAAATGTTCAGAAAAAACTTGCACAAGGAGCATATAATATTCGTAGGATTGCAATCAATCCCTTTGATACAAAGTATGAAACTAAAATTATTGATGCTTTTGAAAATGAAGGAAAATTAAAACTAGCTGGAAAAGGACTACCAACACAGAATGAGGTGTTTACTAAGGAGGGTGCAGATGCCAATTTTTCAAGAACTACATATTATCTTACTACTGTAGGACAAAAGCATATAGGTGATCCTGATACAGACCAAATTCAAAAGTCAACGGAAGAAAACTTTGAGAAGAATGATATTGTAAATCAGTCTATTATGAGGTATAATCAATTATTCGCTTCTCAAATTACAATTACAATACCTGGTGAGTTTTCTTTACATGCAGGTGATGCAGTTTTTATGGACATTCCTCAAATAGGTGAAAGTCAAAACAAAGCTTGTGGCGACGAAGTAAATAAGGAGGATGGAGGTCTATATATTATAGCAGATTTGTGTCACTACATTACTGCCAAAGAGACTTATACTAAGTTGAATTTGATTAGAGACTCCTTTGGTCGAGATGGTAATCCAACTAAGGGTAAAACTAACTAAGAGGAATTTATGACAACCAACACTCCAAATCACGATCTAGACCACGAAGTGTATATTGATCCCAAGGATCATAAGGAGCATATCAATCATGGTATGATTGAATATACTGAGGCAGATTTAAAGATGCACAACGATGCCTTTCATGCCCACTCAGAAGAAGAAGTAGATAAGAATGATGCTAAGATTAATGATTGGCATACTAGGCACGAGGATCAGCATTTAGAAGTTTATTGTGATAATCATCCAGATTCTCTGGAATGTAGAGTATACGACGATTAAGGATGTCAGTAGAAGGAGGGGGATTATTTAATCAACAGTTTCTTGGCCAAGGATTCAATTGGTGGATCGGTCAAGTTTCTGATGATTCCTATTGGCGAGATAATATTAATACTACAAAATTTAAGGATAAGCAAAGTATTCCTGGTTGGGGATATAGGTATAAGGTAAGGATATTTGGTCTTCATGATGCAGGTGAAGGTGGAATTGCTTCTAAGGATCTTCCTTGGGCAAATATAATGTATCCTGTTACTGCAGGTGCATATCTGCAGAGCTCTGGTCAAACTCCTATGATCAGACAGGGTAATATTGTTTTCGGTTTTTTCTTAGATGGACCTGAACAAGACCAACCTGTAATTATGGGAGTGATGGGAAATAACTCCCAGTCAGAATTAGCAACTAAAATTGGTGATGATAGAGTTAGTAATACCCAACCAGGAACTTTAGCAACGAGTGGTTTTGCTGAAGGAAATGTAGATTATAAAGGAACTAGTAAACCTGAAGTTCCAGATGGTGATAAGGTAGTTGAGAAACCAAAAGATTCTAAACAGGCAAAGCAATTATCTGATCCTGTTCCTGGTGTTAAATTAAATAAGTTTGGATTACCTTCTAATCTTCCAATAACCCCAGAACAACAAAAATTTATTAATAGTGCAAAAGCAGAAGCAGAATTAATTTTAAAAGATAATCCTGGTTTTTCTAAATTAGCACAGGATAATTTAATTAAAAAGAGAGTTGCTTCAGGAATGGCAGCACTCAAAAAAGAAGCAAACTCATTTAGATCTCCTGTAAATCCAGGAGCAACAATTGAATCTGAATCTCCTCATATTACAACTGCTGCTACTATTAAATTAGATGAGGTATGTTGTAAGAAGAGAGTTTTATTAAATCCAGACGATATTGTTGAATCTTGTAATAAAGCAGTGCAGACCGACATGGATAATATGACTCAGAGTATTGATAAGGCGATGAATGCACTATCAAGTTATACTGATGCGGTTTCAATAACAGAAGGAGTTAAGAACCTAAAAAAAGTTATTAGTGATTCTTCCAAAACCCAATCCAAATATATGAAAGTTATAATGGATAAGGTGATGGAATATAGTGAAAAGAAAATAAACAAAGAAATGACTTCTGCAGTTTCTGCACTACCTGCATCTAAAAGATGGCAAATGCTTGATCTGAAAGATAATATGACTCAAAATATGTTGTCAAGTTTTAATGACATCACGGGAGGTATGTCTGGTCTAATGGAAGGTGTGTTGAATAATATGATAGGTTTGGATGATAAAGAAGATGGAACTCCTGGATTATTATCTCAAGCAATAAATGCTGCATTTAGTGATACATCTACAGGAGATGAAAAACCAAAAGCAATACCTAGAGTTCCTATTTGTGTATCAGAAGATGCCATAGCTGCAATTATAGATGCTAATAGAAGTAAGATAGAAGAAACGAATAATAATATACTTAATGGTATGGATGCATTTTTAGGTGATATGATGACTGAGTTGTCTACTGCAGGTGGAGCTGCTGGTGGTATTACTGGTGTACTTTCTAGTTTGAAAGATATTAAAGGTAATATAACATCAGCATTAAATTTTGAGAATATTAAGATGAATGTTTTTCCTTTTGAACTTCCACCCAATAAAGCAGTTTCCGATTACTATACTTTTTGTAGTGGGGGAGCTGGGGCAAAAGCAAGTCAAATATTTAGTAAACCAGCAGTTAGTGAAGCAGTTCAAAAAATCAAAGATCGTGGTCTTCCCACTGAAATTGTTCAGCAGTTTGCTCAACCAACAAAAGCTACTCTTAATATTGACTTGAGAGATAATCCTATTTTAAAGGGACAACGTGGTGATGGTGGTGACATTGAATTGGTGTAATAAATAACTGTTATAGAGAACTAAGATATGTCATTCGATCTTTTCGGACCAACAACTAAATGTGATATTAAGGTTGGATACATTTCAACTGATAGAGGTTATGTTGATAATATTAACCTCTATGAAGCAAATGTTGAAGCCAAGTTAAATCCTGGTACTCAGTTTATTTTTACGAATAGGGATAAGGTAGAATATCTTAATATAAACGAGGTTAATAAATTAGTTCCAACAGACATGCTTCCAGAAAAAATGTCTGCAAATCCCAAAGGAGAGACTGGTTGTAGTGGTATTGTTGGATTAAACTTAGAGGGAGATACGAAGAAAAGTATTGATGATGCATTTAATTTTGATGAACCTCTGACTGGAGGAACTACAAAACCACCTTTAGAAGGTGGACAAGGTGCTAGTGATGCAAGAGATAAAACATCAGTTGATTTTTATGGTGGTGGTGGAGTAGGAGTTCAAGCAGCTCCCATTATAGGTATTGATGGTTCTGTATTAGCAGTTCAGGTTATTCATGGAGGTTATGGGTATAAGTATCCTCCCATCGTTGATATAACTGATGATACAGGACAAGGATCTGGTGTGGTTGCTCAAGCATTCATTAAGACAAGAGAGTCTGATGATGCAGTTTTAATAGAAGAATTTGATGCAGAAGAAGATTATGAAGAGTATGATTTAAAAACTTGTGCTCCTGAAATAATTAGGGAAAATATTGGTTATGGTCAAAGATGGGATCCAGATGGTAAGGATTTGGGAAAGTGGGATCCTAATGTTTATGTGTCATCTAAAAATAGAGTAGATCCTATCCGTTATGAAATTGAGCAGTATCAAAATTTTCTTTTACAATTAAAAGAAGGAACTATTATTGAAAATAATATGATTAAAGGTTGGTGGACAACCAGACAAAAACCACCATTAAGAGTAACTTCTGCTGATAAAGTTACAAGAGAAGTTTTTGATGTTTTTCATTGGGCATGGGGTTCAAAACCAGGAACCAATGATGCAATTGATAATCTTTATATAAAATTATTTGGAAGAAGAGGTGAACCAAAGGGTCTTGAGTATTGGAAAAATCTACAATCTAGTGGTCAAAGTCTTACTCAGATTGAAGCAGCAATGAAGACTATGCCTGAGTGGAAGGAGGTATGTGAAGGTGAATGTAAACCTGTTATGCCAGATGTTACTTATCTTGCTAATCAATATTTTGAATATGATAAAGAGAATTTTATGAATAAGTATGCAATATCTCCAACTCCATCATCAAATGTTGCTGCATCAGATAATTCAGGAAAAACATATACATTAGAATGGGAAGAGAATTTCCCATATGAGGGAGATTATGTTTTTAATGTTCAATGTGATAATGAAGCACATTTATATATTGATAATGAACCAGTAGATGATTTTCATATAGGAGCTGGTGGAGCAGCAGGACATGTTCTATCAAAACCAGCTGTAATTAAAAAACATATGGGAGCAGGAATTGCTAAGATTACTTTAGATCTTTTGAATCTACCTATGATGGAGACTAAAAAGATTCAGAAAGATGTAGTTGCAACTTCTGATGAGGTTACTTTTACGGTAAAAACTGCCTCTCTTTTTGCTGCTGGTTTTGAAATTCAAGATTTGGGTATTGATATATCAAAAGAATATGGTGATGGTAAGGATATAAAGGAAACAATTACAAAAAAAGTTGAATATGGAAGAGTTTATTCTGTAAAATTAAGGAGTAGTAATCAAAGAGCTAGTACTTCTACCACAGCAAAAGGTATTGATTTTTCTGGATTAAATGCTGCAAATGATCCAATTAATGTGACTAATGATGGAACTAGACTTGCTCTTAAAGATGGTGATGGAAGTGATACAAATGCTTCATTCACTATTGAAAATGTGACTGGTGGATCAGCAAAGTTTTCTGCAGATGGTAAAAATATAGATGTTAAAGGTGATAAGGTTCAGATTACATTAAATTTAAGTTGGAATGATAATCCTAGAACTGCAGGAACAGCAGTTGGTAGTATTAAGATTGCAGGTAAAACTTGGACTCAATCTGGTAGAAGTGGTAATAAATCTCATACAATAACTTTATCGGGATCATCTACCATAGGTGGGGATAATAATTCTCGTATTCAATTAAAGACTCAAGGTGAAAAAGTCTTGAAGATGGAAGATTGGACTGATGAGTCTTGGGATGATGTTACTTGTTCTGTTAATAATGGAAGATTTTATGGTATAAGTGGCAGAACTTGTAATTTTGTAGTAGATGCTCCTATAGGTAATAAAGAGGGTTCAACTCAAAATCAAAAAGGAGAACGAGCACATGTATTCAATACTGTTGATTGGATAAGAAAAGCAGATGTAAAGTTATGGAAGATAAATCCTAGTGCTGGTAAAGATTCTAATTTCTTAAATCGATTTGGTGTTCTTCCTTTCGATCCTACTGCAGTTGCTAAGATTGAAAAGAAAAGAACAAAAACTGTTGAAGTTGCACCAACTGGAGCACCTCCTACTGTAAAGTTTGAGGTTGGTGATGATGGAAAAACTTATCTAAAAGTTATTGGTAATGGTAGAGTAAAGGTTGGTTTACAATTAAATGTAAATGATAATCCACGAAGAGCAGGACTTGCTGTAAGAGAAGTAAAGATACAGGCAGATGATGGTGAAATCTTTATGAAGAGAGAGTGGGTCACAAGAGCCACTGATAGGGGAATTGGTGTTTTTAGTGCTGGTAAAAAATATGAAGTAAAGATACTTGGTGGAGTTGGTAGACAACCCATTCCCAATAATGCACAAGACACTATTGGTTTATTGGATAGTCATGGAACTGATTGGAATGCTGATGTAAAAATTACAAGTATAACTCCAGTTTATACCACTAAACAGATTCAGGAAACAGTTCTTGGATATCCAGATTATCCTAATGCATCAACTGATGATTATGCAGGATTCCATACAATTATTTGGAATAATATTACCTTCCCTGAAGATGGAAATTATTCCATTGCAACGATGGTTGATGATAATGTAGTTCTTACATTTAGTAGTAAAAATAATAAAGATATTGTATTGGAGAAAAAGGGATTTAGAATTCGTGGTGATGCAAGAACGGGTAAGGGCAAATCTATTGAGATAAAATATTTTAAGTCTGGTACTTATACTTTAAAAGCAGTTCTTGAGCAAATTCCTGGTGCTGCTTTAGCAAATGGTAATCCAATGGCACTTGCTGTTGATGTAAAGGCAGCATTTGTTAGTAATGAAATAGAAGTTGTTTCTAATAAATCTTGGAATCAAAATCCATTTGGAGTTGCGATGACTATTGATTCTCCAATGGCTCCAAAACCAAAAGAAGAACCTCAACGACAAGAAGGTAGATGTCCCAATAATCCTATTTGGAGTACTAGGTCTTCTGTTGATACTATTGCTACTTGGTATCCAGTTAGAGTGGATAAGTGGGGTAAGTTTATGAATCGTTATGCAATATCCCCTCTTCCTCCTTTAGGATTGAAAGGAACTGATGGTGCAGGAACTGTTTATAGAAATGCTTGGACAGTAGAAATTCCTTATAAAGGATTTTATGGTGTTAAAGGAACGGTGGATAATTTTGGAAAACTCTTTATTGATGGGGTGGAGGTTCTTGGACCTGATACTGATAAGAAGTTTGATAATTTTGATAATGCTGCACCTAAGTCTAAAAAAATATTTTTAGAGAAGAAAACAGTTACTATTGCTGTTGAGGTTGAAAATGAAAAACAATTTATATACAATACAATAGATCAGAAAGTTTTTAGCACTGCAGATTGGGCATCTAAACAAACTAAAACAGAAAATACTATTGAAGGTCCAAAAAATGTAGATGTTACATTTAAGGTAAGTTCTGCATCTCTTTATGCCAATTCAATTACTTTGTTTGATGGTAGTTTAACTAGTGCTCCTTTATTCTTTGATTCTAAAGAATATGGTGGACCTAATATAAAGGAAACTCATAGTCATAATATTGAAGTTGGTAAAGTATATGATGTAAGATTAACTAGTAGTAGTAAAAGAACTGTAGCAGGTGCATCGGGAATTGAATTTACTGGATTAAATGCAGCAAATAATCCCATTAATGTTACAAATAATGGAAAAAGACTTGCATTAAAAGATGGTGATGGCACTGATACTAATGCTTCCTTTACTATTGAGAGTGGAGATGTTAAGTTCTCTGCTGATGGTAAGGGTTTAGTAGGAACTGGAAGTGTTAAATTTACTCTATCATGGAATGATAATCCAAGAACTGCTGGAGTTGCTGTTCAAAGAATTAAGATAGGAACTACAACGTGGACACAATCTGGTAGGAGTGGTAGTGAGACACATACTGTTCAGATTGGTGCTTCAAGTGCTGGTGGTAATAATAATTCTAATATTCAATTGAGAAATAAAGGTAAGAATGTTATACAGATGGAAGATTGGACTGATAATGATTGGGCAGATATTATATGTTCTGCTACTGATGGTGAGTTTTATGATTTAAAAGGTAGAACTTGTAAGTTTAGAGTTCCTCCTACAAGTAGAACTGAAATAGTATATGGTAAGGGTCTTACTAGTGGATCATCAAAAGGTGGTGTTACTTATGATGGACCACCATTAGCAACTTATAGATCAGGGACATTAGGATCATTTATTACTCCATCTTTTAATGGTGATGAGGATTATATTGCTAATTTTAATGGTAAGACATGGACAATGACATGGAGTGGTGTTGATTTTGAAGAAACGGGAACTTATGATATACAGGCAGAAGCAGACGATGTTTTGCTTGTAAAGGTTGGTGGTGTTCAAGTTGCAAAGGCAGAGGTTGGTAAGGGTATAACGAAAACTCAGTTTAATGTTACTGAAGGAAAGAAAACGGTAGAATTGACTTTGACTAATATACAACTTAATCTACCATTCTCATCTAATCCTACTGTTGCTGCTGTAAAGATTACCAAGAAAGTACAAGTAGCAAAAGTTGATCCAAGAACAGGAACAGCATTAGGAAAACCTTGGACAGTCAATCCTATTGGTGTTTCTGCTGTTCTTATTCCCCCACCTTGTCCTAAGAAGATAAATGGTGTTGGTATTGTTACTGATGTTATTATTACAGATCCAGGAAATGGATTTCCTCCTCCTGTAACTACTGATGGTGGTGATCCTCCTGCAGGTCCACCAGTTATTTTGGAGTTGGTTGAAATTACTGGAGATCCTGGTATAAATTATGGACCTGATGATCGGGTATGTGTTATAAACACCGAAACTGGTGAGGAGGTATGTTATGTTCCTCCTAAAGACCCAACTACAGGAATACTTCCTTTCAAACCTGAAGATACTCCTCTTTCAGAAGGAGATCCAGGAGATACTGGTCCTGGAGATGGTCCTGATAGAGATCCTGAAGATCCAGATATTGTAAGTGATCCAGGAGATCCTGATATACCTGACTCATCAACACGATCTCAAAGAAAACCACCAAATGGTTTTAGAACATATCCTGAAATAAGAGTAAGAACTAGCACTGGTGTAGGATATAAACCCATACCTATATTAAGACCTGTTATAGATCCTATTGGGGTTACTGATCCTGATAGATTGATTCAGGTTACTGATCTTCCTGGTCTGAAACAGACTGGATATTATGATGGTAGACCTTATTATGGTGCTGTCTTCTATGAAGATGGTATTCGATATGCTGGATACTATGACACACCAGGTCAAAAGGTTCAAATATATAATACTCTACAGGAGAGCATCGATGCTGAAGTCACCACACCTCCATCTGCAATTCAGAGACAGGGTACTGACATCAACAGCAACAATCCTAGACTTAACATTCCTGGAACTCCCGATAATCTTACTTAATTAAAATGCCTACAGCTAATAATCAAAAACTGAATAGAGGTGATGAAGGTCAAGCCAAACAAAATTATAGTGCCGTAAGATATGGCACTGATAAAGGATCTATTAGTTTTGGTACTATTGATAAAAAAGCAACGGTTACTTCTGGAGTTAAACTTGATACTCCTGATGGTCGTCACCAACTTAATTTAGAAATTGATGGTACAAGAAAAGGGTGGACAAGTTCTACTAGTCCTGGTAATTTTCAGGTTGAGTGTGGAAGTGATAGGGAGGAGGCAGATGATACTTTAGTATTGAATGCTCTTAATGGAAATATTTGCATTACTGCTCATAATGGTAAGATTAGACTACAAGGAACTGATATTGAGTTAGTTGCGATTGGTGAAGGTGGTGCAAAAGGTCACATCAAATGTACTGCGACTGAAACCTTTACAGTTCATGAAACCAAGAAGATAATCTTAGACTCTAAGGCGTTGACCAAAATTACCACCACTGGTATAATGTGGGTTGCTGCTAATAGTTGTATGAAAATTTATTCTTCTATAATTAGAGGAGTGACTGATGCTGTTGCTGTAAAAGATTCTAAGGTTGGTGGACAAAGATTTCAAAAAGAAAACAATCAAGTATAGGAGGGATAAAAAATGTCATTTAACATGGATGATACGAATATTGGAGGAAGACTTCAGGTAGGCACGGGGATTGTTCCTGCTATTAAAGAAGGTGATGAAAAAATAAATGGATCTATGCACTGTGAAGGTCCAGCAGTTTTTGGTGGTCCTACTGAGTTTGGTGATAATGTTGCCACTTTGATGGTAGGTAGAACAAAGAATGATGATAAGGATTGTGTTCCAGCAGATCGTTCTTTGTATGTTAAAGGTAATACTTATATGGAAGGTGATGAAGACACTGATAATGCATTGTATGTCTCTGGAGGTAAAGGTGGTGGAACAGGAGAAAATAATTCAGTTTATATTGATGGTGATTTATATGTGAGTGGTGATATAGATGGTGGTAATAAGGGAAGACTTGCAACAAGATTTGGAACTGCTGATTCTTTAGGTAAAGTTTTTGATATGGTTCATCCCACAAAAGGTCAGGGGTGGAGATTGGCTCATGCATGTATTGAGGGACCAGAAGTTGGTGTTTATTTTAGGGGTAGACTTAGAAGAGGTAAAGAAATTTTCTTACCTAAGTATTGGAAAGGTCTGGTACACACAAATAGTATATCTGTTCAACTTCAACCTATTGGAGCTCATCAAGACATTATTGTAAAGAGGTGGGATGATGATAAAATATATCTTCAAGCTATGGGTGGTATGCCAATTGATTGTTTTTATCATGTATATGGAGAGAGAAAAGATATTAACCCATTACATGTAGAGTATGAAGGTGCTACTTGGGAAGATTATCCAGATCCAAATCATAGAAACTTTGATCCTCTTGATCCTAAGAGAAATTTACTTGATGATACTTATAGAGGTTCACGTAATACTATAACTATGTGATGAAACTTTCTGAAGATTTACATGTACTGGAATGTTTTTATCCTACATCCAGTACTAGTAATCCTATTTTTCATAATTTAATTGAAGAAAATAAACTTCGAGTTGATGGTCCCAATAGTCAGTATTATATTACATATTTTAAAGAAGAACCTAAAGAAGTCACATCTTTAGTTGAGTGGATACATAAGAAGATTTGTTCTGATATTGTTGATATTCCATTAGTGTGTTCAGAAGCATGGGGTGTAATTTATGATGATGGAGATTATATTAATGCACATACTCATAAACAAGGGGATTTGATAGATTGTTCTACACCTAATTACTTTTCTTTTGTTTATTATGTAAATGTTCCTGAAGGATCTTCTCCATTAGTTTTTCCTACATCTGGATATGAACTCTATCCAGAACCAGGAAAGATGGTTATTTTTGAAAGTCGATTAAGACATGCGATCCCTCCGAACGGTGGGAGTGGGAGGAGTATTATTGTGGGTAATTTTATTTCATCACAACCAGCTGGAACGAGATAGGTCTTGACAACAGATCCCATCTACCTTATACTGATGGGATATGCAGGACACTCTATGGAAGAAGAATATTTGTCTCGTTGTGTCGTGGACACCGTTAGAAGGACTGTTCACATCTATTCTAACGAGGGAGATAAGAAAACTGTAGAGTGTGATACTCCTGAAGAGTTCATAAGCGTATTAAACTACGTTCGTGAACATGCCCCTGTTGACACTGTATCTTACGTTGATCCTATTTGATTATGATTTATTTCATTGGTCTTGCGATGATTGTCACCATTTGTTTATTTGTGTACTATCTTGGACTTTATAATCCACATTAAACGATAAATAAGGTGGAGGAAAATATAGAACGATGAAATACCTCATACACACCCAATATTGTTGGTATGATACTACTGACGGTGAAAAAATTGTTTGTATGTATTTTATTCAGAATGTCCCTTTCACCTTTGATGAATTACCTGAAGTTGCAAAAGAAGATTCGGAAATAGTTTCTCTTGCTAATGGGCAAAAGAGATGGAGTGAAGAAGATCTTTATAGGGCATACTCTTATTTGATGGAAGAAGAGTGTAATCCTATGTTATTTGAGTTAGAGTTAGAGAATCCTGAATTAGTACCTATTGATTAGAGGGGTTTTTGTGATGATAAATAATCCATAACAAGAACTATAGT